CAACACCTGTCTGGCCACCGCCAACTGGTGTATCTGCATCTTCGTAGACAAATTCCTTTTTGTTACTCATCTTTATCTCCTATTGATAAATTTATCTTTTTATTTATAATTACTTAGATTTTAATTTTGATAGAAAGTTTTCGAAAGTAGCTAAAGTTGCTTCTTCAATCTTACTGCGATCTAAACTTCCATAAGCGTTGTTAATATGTTTTTTAGCCTTCTCGACAAAGTGAGGAGCCCAAACTCCTGCATTCATTACCCAGTCAACGCTTTCCATAACATTGTTTACAAATGCTTTGTGAGCACTCGGATCAGCAACGATGTCTGCAGCTGTAGATAATCTGAAATCGTCTTGAACTTCCATTACACCATTTTTCTCTTCTAAACGTCCCATACCTCTTGATGATACGCCTAGTTGAGCACCTACGTCGATTAAATTCTTTACAATATTACCATAAGGAGTTTCTAGTACTTGAGCCTTACCAATGAAGTCTGAACCTTCTCTTTTAAGGCTGGTAATAAGATGAGATACTCTCTCAAGATTAATTGTTGGTCCAGCAGGATGACCTAGCTCGCCAAATGCTCTTTTCTTATCTACGTATTCTTTATTGTATCTTTCGACTTCTCTTTCAAGAACGTTTACAGGATATACTCTGCCATTTTTATTTGTTTCGTTTCCCATAAGGAAAACGCCTTCAATAAAATAGCTTTTCTTTCCTGTTTCGTTTTCTTCTTTAAGATACCTAATATCTTCGATTGTTTCGCAGATAAGTTTCATTTAATTATCCTTAGTAAGCAGTATTACCAGACCAGCCCTTACGAAGTTCTACTAATGTAGTTGTATTTGCTGAATTGGTAATAGTGATATTAGCTGTTGGAGATGTTGTTAGTGACATTCCCCATGTATCAAGTGTCCATTCTCCTGCTATGTTGTTAGCAGATGAGAATACTACATTGGCGCCTCTTAGAATTGTTGTAGCACCAGTGAAAATAATTTTATTAATTGCTAATGAATTAACTGTATCTGTAGTTGTTCTGCTATTTTGATCGTTAGCAGTTTAGTTAAAGCTTGAAAGCTGAAATGTTTCAGTGTTAGCAATAACCTGAACTATAGCTTTTGTACCTTTAAACTGGTTATAGATAATTGGCATTTCTTACTCCACTGAGTTTACTAAATCTAAAATATTTGCTAAACTATCTATATCGTCGTGAAGGCTATAAACTAGTTCTATACGATTATCTTCGTTAAGACCGTTATAGAGTCTCATAATTTTAACTACAAGATCACCGTCCAGATTTGCTTCTGTACCATCAGCTAATGTGATCTCTTCGTTAATCATTGAGTCAGAAAATAATTCAAATGACTCGTGATTACCTTTTGTGTAAATGTCAAAAGGATGAGACATACCAACTGTTACTTTTTCTCCACCCGTATCTAAATTGTCCTTGTGAGTAACAACATAGGTGTTTGTAACAGGGTCTTTTAATACTTTAAAAATATCATTGTATATTTTAGATTTTCTTAGCGCTTCTTTTTTAGCATCTTCATGTGAATCATGAACAGTAATTTGTGTTGAAGTACCTTGATTTTGATCATGAGCAGCTTCACCCATTACGGCTTTTCTACGAAGTCTTTTTGCTAAAGAGTACATCTTGTTAGAGATATACTTATAGTGCTTTTTAGACTGGGGATCCCCAGCAGACTTAGACATATTGTAATAGCGTTGTGCTATTTTTTCTGCTTCACCAGGTGATGTAGGGTTAGGAACATTGTCATCTTCAACAACATATTCTTCTTCTACTTTTTCTTCGTTTTGTTTAGCATAATATGCCGCAAGAGCTTGCTTCTGTCTTTCTTTTGTTGACTTACCTGCAAACTTAGGATTTTTGGAATGAACAAAATCATGAATCCAATCAGCAGCTGTTGCTGATTTACCTAGCTTTTCATCAAGAATTTCTTCTTCTACTGCTTCTTCAACTACTTCTTCGTTTACTTTTGAGTAGCGATGTTCAGCTTCAAGACGTTCTTCTATTTTGTCATTGAGTTCTTTACGCTCTTTGTCATGCTTGTCTTTAAGCTGTTGTAATCTCTTATCAGAAGCACCTGCAGCTTCAGCACTCTTTATAATTCTTTCATGCTTTTTTGTAAGCTTTACAACTTCAGGATGCTCTTCTCTCTTAGCTTCCTCAACTTGTTCTACTTCTTCTGACATACCTTTTTGACGACGCTTGATGTAATGATCAGGGTCTTTAATAGCATGTGTACGAGCTTTTGCTCTTAAAGAAGCTTCTGTAGAATCTTTATACTTTTGAGCAAATTCTTGATCAGTCATTTGACTAAGACGCTGCTTATCTTTTATTACACCAGCAGGCATACCTTCTTCGAGTTCAACTTCTTCTTTTTTAACTCTTCTGGCTGCTGCGCGTGCAAAAAGATTAGCTTGTCTATTTTTATTAGCTTGCTGATCTCTATCTAAATTAATTCCTTTAGAAAGATTATCTGCTTCTTTTTCTTTACCCTTAACTATAGTATTAGATTCAGGGTCTGTTATTTTAATTATATCTTTAACTTTTTGATTAGCAGATTGTCTAAAAGCATCTGCTTTATTAGAAGCTGAAGATGAAGCTCTATTTAATAAACCTGAAGAAATTTCATCAAGATTAACTTCTTCATTACTCATAGCACTTCTAGGATGCTTTTGACGCTTAGCTTCTAGATTACGATAATATAAAGACTTATTTCTTTGCTTGTCAGTACGAGGTTCAACACGAGCGGTTGCTACAGATTCATAAACCTTAGCATCCTTACCTCTTTCATTTTCTCTATCTGAATTCTTTGTTTTATCTTTATTAATGTTATCGGCATTAAAAAGATTGTCATCTTCAGTTGGCTTGTCAAGCTTATTCTTTTTAACTACATGCTTAGCAAAGAAACGTTTTTCGTCCGCAGACTTTGGCTCATATAGTTCTTGTATAAGATCTTTATATCTCTTTGCCATTTGACCCTCTTATTCTACACCAATTGCTTTTTTGAAACTAGCATGGCTTGCGCCAAGTTTCTTCTGGTGCTCACCTTTTTCAATTGATGTACGAAGAGAGTCGTTCATCTGAAGAGCTTTCTTAGCATGCTCAGCAGGTACTTCTACTTCATCACCGTTTTCGAAAGTAACTTTCTTTTTACCGCGAAGTGATACAGCCTTTTCTAGCTGAACCTTAATTGGTTCAATATCTTCTTCTTCAGCGTTTTTTGAAGGGCGGCCACGACGACGGGCTTCTGACATAAGGTCTCTAAGTGAAGAATTCATCATAGAAGATGCTAAAGAAATTAAGTCTACATTTTCTTTAGTCTCTTTCTTCTCTTTCTTTTCTTCTTTTTCTTTTGCTTCAGCAGCTTTACGGGCTTTTTCTTCTCTATCCATTTTAGAGATATTGCTTTGGCCAAACTTAGTTGCTGCTTTAATATTTGCCATAGTACCTAAGGCTTCATCTACTTGTTCTGCATCTTCTTTCATAGCCTTTGAAATAGCTTTACGACGATTTAAAAGATATGAATCTGACTTATCTTTATCACCATCGTTGTCTACATCACCATCTTCTTTACCTACAGGATCAAGTTTAGGCTTTTTAGCTTCTTCTACCTGCTCTTCAGCAGCTACTGTAGCCTGTGGTTGTAGATCAAACATTCTGGCTGCAACTTCTGGTCTAAAAGAATCAATCTTTTCTGCAACCTTGTCTGCCATTAATTCACTAAAAGCATTTTTTAGCTCAACAGCATTACCTGTTGCTGCAAAATTGATTATATCTCTTAGAGTTGACATGGAATAAGCTCCTTTTTGAATTCTAACATAATATTATTTATAAAAAAATTAGGTTGCTGTATTTTTTACATCAGGCATAGGTGCGCCTGTTTGAACGTTTAATACGTTACCATTTTCGTCTGTAGGTGGGTTTAACTGAACGTTATCTAACTCGTCCATAATAAGTGCGTTCTGTTCTTCTATATCATCGTCATCCATCATAAACACATTTCTTCTAATGTAGTCATTAGAGAAATACTTACCTACAAATGGTTCCATTGCTGATGCAAGACCAACTCTCTTAGTCATTATTTCATTATCTTTAACTTCTGTAAAGTGATTATCTACATTATACTCGTAGTTAATTTGCTTTGAAATAATTTCCCATTCATCTTGAGAAATAATAGCTTTAAGAAGTAATTGTTTTTCAAGAGCTCTAGTAAATAGTTCTGCAAAACGATCTCTAAGTCTGTTAATAAATTTATTAAACTTAAGTTCGTCTCTTGATATTTCTGTTGCAAGAACGAAAGGTGTTTCTGGATCTATTCTTGATACTGGTACATAAAGTGCCTTATAAAGCTTCTTTTGAAAGTAAAGAACGTCAGAAAGTTCACCTAGGTTTTGTCCCGCTGGCAAGGTTTGGATTTCTGTACCCTTATTACCTTCACGACGCGGTAACCAATAGTCTTCAAGCATTGTGATAAATTTACGGTCATCTTTTACCTCACCGGTTGTTTGATCATAAATGATACGGTTCTTATGCTTAACCATCATATCGCGAACATATTGTTCTGCTTTTGCTTTAGGAAGGTTACCTACGTCAATATAAAATATACGACGTTCTGGTGCACGAGAAATACGATAGATAACTGTTGCGTCTTCTAATACTCTTAACTGATTTAATGGTCTAATAGCCTTATGTAAGTAAGACAATACCATTGAATTATTTTGATCAGTAAGGCCAGATGTGTTATGGAGAACTGAATCGAGAGCAATTTTTAAACCAGTAGCAGAAGTATAATCTGCAGCAGTACCGGCAGTTGAACCAACTAGAAAGCCTTTTTCACTATACATGTAGTATTCGTCTTTAGTAATAGCTACAGTAAAGCCTTCTTTACGCTCTCTTTTTACTTCGCGTATTTTTCTCATCTTACGAGGATCAATATAACGAAGTTCTCTAATACCTAATCTAGGAGCTTTTTCGTCTATAATAACGTGATAGTAAATTCTACCATCTACATACCAACGTTTAAAAATTTCATAACCATGTCTATTAAAGTCTAAGAGCTCAAGTACATTCTTGAACTCTTGTTCTATCATTTTTTTAATATTTGGTGAAACTATTTTTACATTATCAAGAACTATTCTTACAATATAATTTCTGTCAACAACTATAGCATCGTTAACAATATCGTCAACTGCAGCCTCTACTTCAGGCTGCATTGACATTTCTCTATATCTTGTAATTAATTCTGCTTCAGATCTAGATGTTCCTTCTAGATCAACATAGGTACCATAAGATCCACCAGCTGCTACAACAACTGCACCGTCGTCCTTTAACTCTGGTGAGAAGGATTCAACTGGTTTATCTTCGTCCGCTTTTTTAAATTCCCAACCAAATAATTTCATTATATTACCTTAGAGTTAAAAACTCTTATATACCACCAGCGTTACCAGTCGGGCCTACGAGTACCTCAAAGTTATCATACTGGAATGTGACGTCAAACGTTTCAATGGAGTTATTGTTATCCCATGATAGAGCAATTGCGCCTACTACTGTTGGGAAGATACCATTGAATTGGTATGATCTAATTGGTTCACCTGTTTTTGAATACTGTGTAACTAATGCTTGTGACTTATAGAGAGTAGGAGAAGGTCCTAGTGTGTTAATGTTACCTTGTAGAGAGTTAATTGCGTTAACCCAGGATTCCATCGCATTCTTTACTAAGAAGTCTTCATCGTTCATAATGTTGACTGTCCATGGATCAAATGTTCTGTTACCTGCAATCTTGACTTGACGACCAAAGTATGGAATGTTAATTGGTGTAATTGTAGTAGCAGGTAACTGAGCTGCCTGACATAAGAAAGGCAGCTTTAAGTCACCGATTGGGTTCACAGGATTTGTTATAGTTACCTGGAATAGATTAGGGCGTGCCCCGCCTTGGGCTAGGTTAGCTCTAATTTCATTAATGTTGAAAGCCATTTAAGTTTTCCTCCGACTAAATTAGAACTGACCAACAACTTCTTCAAACTGTACCCCGGTACGAACAGCAACGAAGTTAAGCTGGATAAAGTTGATAGAACGGGCTGGTTTAATGTATATATCGCCCCAGAATTCATTTCTGTCAATTCTTTCCGGAGTATTATTTGTTTCGTCGCAGACTACTTTAAAGTCATAGATACCACGACGACCCTGGATGTCTCTTAGATAAGGCTCTACAAGATTGCGGAATTGTGATCTTGTAAATGCATCGTTAAACTCGAAGAGTGTAAACTTAGCAGCAGTTGCAATTGCCTTTTCAAGTACGATGAATAGACGACGTACGTTGATTCTATCAAATGCAGAAGGCTTACCAAGAGCAGTCTTATCACCAAATAGAACAGTACCTTGACCAGGGAATGTTACTACTGGGTTAACGTCACTCTTGTAAAGTGTATCACGTTGAGATTTATTTGGATTAAATGCAAGCTTAATAACGTTCTTAATAGAACCTCTGTTATAACCGGCAGGTGAGAACCAAGGATCTCTTACGTTATCTGTTCTAACAACTGTACCAGCTATGTCACCGTTAAGTGGGAGATAGATGTATTTGTCGTTGTAACGGTCATAAGCATATTTGTAACCTGAGTCAATAACAGCATATGATGTATTATGTATGCTGTTTCTAAAGTTAACAACTGAGGTTGCAACATCACCGAAGTTATTTACAACTGTTTCATAGTTTGGAGAGATAAACACTACACAGTCTTTACGAACTTCAGCAATGTTGTCGATAAGGTAATTAGCCATTTGTGTATAACCTACACCGGCTGCCTTACCTGCAAGGATAAGAGAGATGTCAACATCTTCAGCTGCTAGGAAATAGTTATAAGCTCTAACAAGATCGGCGATTGCCATGTTAGAAGCACCACCTGTACCGCCTTCTGGAAGAGAATCAACGCCACCAGAGAATGAAAGTGTCTGAGGAAGTGTTGTAGAGGCAGGTGTCATATTGGCAGCAGTATTAGAAGCAGCACCAGCTCTATCAGCTACGTTCCATACCCATTGTGAGTTAAGGTTAAGAACTGTTTGATAGTAGATTGAACCACCTTGTGGACCATAAGCATCTGTTGCTCTTGAAAGAGCAGGATATGTCTCAAGAGCTGTTCCAGGTACACCTGTGATTCTACCATCTTCGTCTGCTACAACAACATGGATTTCGTCACCTGTTCCGTTTCTAGCAGAAGTAAATGCAGAAGTACCAGGAGCCTTATCAACAAGGTTATAATATTCCCAGTATCTTGTAATGTTAGATGTTGTAGATGTAGCTGTATGAGTAAAGTTATTTGAGAGTGTATAGAACTGGCTGAAGTTTAATGTAGCTGTATATGTATTGCTTGTTGCAGTCCAGCCAGAAGCATTAGATGCAGGAGCACCTGTAAGCTTAAGATATTGAGCGCCGATGCTTGCTGATGTTGAATTACCAGCTACAATGTAGTCACCAGCTGTAAACGCGTTTACAAATGACTGTAGAACTGAGTTAGCTGGAGGTGTTGAAGCACCAGCTACTGTATTAGCTACAGTTACTGTTGCAGTATTACTTCCTACTGAGAAAGCTACAGAGTACTGAATACCAGAGACAGTTGGATATACTGTTGATGAATAGGCATTAGCAGAATCGCAAACGCTGATCTTTAATGAGTTACCAAGAGCACCTGCATATTTTGCAACATAAGGTGAGTTACCGTTTGTATTAATTACGGAAGCGCCTTGTGAATTAAAGTCATCTATATTTTTAATGTAAATAGGTGAAGTTGTTGATCCGCTTACAGAAGAGTTAGCAACAGCATTCTTTGATTGAGATGCAGAAGCTGCTCTTACAACGTAAAGTGAATTACCGTAATTTAAGAAGTTTGCGGCTGTAAAAAATGTTTCTTGGTTATTTGCGTTAGGACGCCCGAAATAATTTACTAAATCATTCTCGTTCGTAATCAGGAAACGCTGTTCTACTGGACCCCAGTTAAAGTTACCGGCAATAGCACCCGTTGTCGTTGAAACTGCAGGAACAATCGTTGTAAGGTCAATTTCAGTAACATTAACACCTGGGCTAATTTGAAATGCCATTGTTGTCTCCTTTATGACATAAAATTAATTAAATTTTCTCGTTCTATTTATAAAATATAAGAGTTTGTAAACTCGTTAAACTCTTCATCATAAAGGTCATGTACGGATCCATCGTTGATAAATCCGAATGGAGTAAGCTCTTCTTCCATTGCTTTCATATTGTCATCATAGAGATTCTGTCTTATATCTATATTAGTTAATTCTTTAAAATATTGCTGATTGGTTAGCCACGAGAATAAGACTAGAGACATGGCTAAGTCATCATGCTTACCTTCTTCTGCTTCGTAAGACGATCCATTGAATACAAAAGTTGATAATTCATTTAAAATATTGAAATCATTTATAATTAATCTATTTGTTTCTACTATAGTTTTTAAATTAGCACAACCAACTCTCTTAACTTGTTTTGTAGTCTTGACACCAGCAGTCTGGCTTCCTTTACCATGACCAGAACTTAGAACTTGTCCAGCTCTACCCATAGTTTTAGATACTAAAAGATTATCATATTCTAGATCTATTCTAAGAAGATCAACAACCTGCTGGCCAATATCGTTTACTTCTACTAGAACCAAAGCATTTTCATAATATCGAGCAACTGAGTTAATAACTGTTGGATATATTAGAGGAGATATCTTATTATTTTTATAGGTTGCAACTACCTTATAAGGAACGGCAGAAACATCTATAACTGTAAATGCTGAATAGTCATGACCTGTACCTCTAGAGCAGTCAACAGACATAGTATAGATGCCGCTCTTCTTTGGATACTCATAAATTCGAAGATCATTATTCTTAGTCTCAATAGGAGATATTGTAGGTATTCTAGCCAGAACATCACCTGCAATGAGAGTATCAGATGAACCTAAAAATTCGCAACCAAACTCTTGTCTGAATTGCTCTTCAGAAGTATTGCGAATAGTTTCAAGACGCCATTGCTCATCTCGACCAGGAACATCCCACCAGCCAACGTCGACTCTAACGTAGCTATTTTTACCTTCAACACTATCAGTCCAAATCTTATAAAAGAGCTCAAGACCTTTAGGGGTAGATGTAATAAGAACTTTAGATGTGCTACCAGAAGAAATTGTAGGATAAACTGAAGCGAAGAATTCTTGCTGTAATCCAGGTTCAACGAACGCAAACTCGTCGAGGTAAATAAGGTTAAATGATCCACCACGAATAGATGATGAAGATGTTGCAGATGCTTTAATCTTAGAACCGTTTTCTAATTCAATAGAACCTTTGTTCCAAGATACGATACCTTGCTGTAGCCATAATGGAAGGCTTTCATAAGCAAGTTGAATACGACTTAGAATTTCTCTAGCTTGATCTGCCTTATGAGCGAGAACAGCAACTTGGAAGTTAGCATTAAATAATACATGCCAAAGAATAAGACCAGCAATCGTAGTAGTTTTACCTGACTGACGAGGCATCTTACAGATAACAAATCTGTTATTAATAACTTTTACAGCAATCTCTCTTTGAAACGGGTAGAGATCAAAGCTAACGAGACCTTTGTCAACGCTAACGATCTTCATATAAGTTTCTAAAAAGTAAATAGGGTTCTCAGCGCACTTAGCATACTCTTCTAGTTGCCAGTCTTCATATTGAAGCTCTACACCAGCTCTTTTAAGATTAAAATTGCCGTAGTAAGACGAATCACTCATTGTCTATTATTTTCATATTCCTTCTATCACCAATAAGTTTAAGCAACTCAGTTGTAGATCCAACAAACAAATTATTGGTAACAGTATTCTTTTTAACTGATTCAGGTGATAGGTCTTTATAGCGCTTATTAATTTCCATTAGATCTTTATTAGCTGCAGTTAATGCATTAATAAGAGTACTTACTACCTCAAAGGCTCTAGGCTGCTGACTTTGTTTAGCAATTTCAATCATTTCATCTAAAGCATGAGCACCTTGTTCAATAACGTTCTGCAAATTCATTCTTGTATATTGAAAATCTTGTTCAATATTTGTTTCTGCAGCGTTAATTTTTATAACTGGTGCTTCTTTTTCAAGAGGCTCTATCCCTAGAGATTGAGCAATTTTATCATCAGGCATTATTAGGGTACTCTGTAGCTATCACGATATAACCATAATTATTAGATTCAAAGATCTGATTAATGGGTAGTGATAAAGTAGCGTTTGAAGTAGGATAGTTGTTAGCTAAAAGTCCTGGTTTAATAACAGAAGTAAAGTCTGACTCTGTTGCATATCCAAAACTGTTACCATAAAGGTTTGTAGTAGCAATTTTAATAACAGGAGATTTAGATACTGGGCCAAAGAAGTAGGCCTTCATAACAAAATCTAATGTATAAATTAAAGTTCTGCGAGTTTTAAAGTCTGTTGAATATGTATCTTCTATACTAACATTATTTAGTACGATAGGAACGTCTACTTTTAAGTTTGGTAAATCATCAAGCATGTAAAGCGTAACTGTATAATCTGGTGTAAAAAATGGTAGGATTTGCTCTACAATTTTAGCACCATCTTCAGCTTGCTTAACCATTACGCTTAATCTAATAGTTAAGTCATAAGGAACTGGTACATATACTTTATTATAGCCGT